ATATTTACAGTCCGTGACATATTAGACATTATTGCTTCTTTTGTAAAAATGGATGCAAATTATATAAAAAAGAATTTAGAACAAAATCAATATTTTTTTACTCACTATCTTTCAGAAAAAGACGCAATAGTAGAACACCTAATGTCTCCAGGTGAGCATATAGATAAGACTTTGTTATCATTAGCATCTGCTTTTTATCCAGAGAACAATGGTATTTTTCATATTGTTGAATATAAAGATTTAATATCTAAGCCAGAAGAAACAATGTCTGGTATTTACAAATTCTTAGATCTACCTGAGTATAGCCATAACTTTAATAAAATTGAAAAAGTAGAGGTAGATCTTGATGAAACAATGGGATTACCTAAAGATTTGCATGATGTAAGAAAAACTCTGTCTAAATCAACAACTAGTTCAGACATTTTGTCAGATTACATAAAACATAGATATTCTAATATGGAGTTTTGGCGTAAAGACTCTTTGATAAAGGTCAGAGGAAAAGATTTTTAATTAATAGATTTTAGGCTTTAATAACAAAACCCCCAAAGGATTTTACTCCAATGGGGGTATTTTGTTTATTAAATTTTATGCTTTACATGGATATTTGTTGTACCATTCCTGATACCGTTTCCCATTGAGGGATGACCATGATGACCAATCTGTTCCGCTTTTTGTCATGTGAAGCGCCACCTGTGCATTAGTAACTGGGTTAAATAACTCAGCGTTTGAACTTAAGTCAAACTTATCTCTACGATCTGGACCTAGACCACCTATCATGTTTATTTGAAACATTCCATATGAACTATCTCCAGTTTTTAGATTGCCATTAAAAGCAAGTGGGCGTCCGTTAGATTCAGCCTTGGCGATTGCACAAGCAGATCGTAAAGCCTTTCCTTTGAAGCCTACAGCGTTTAATAGTTCAACTAGTTGCCCATCAGTTAAGTTATGAGCATTTTCGTACTTTTCTAATTTATCTACCTTAGAAACCAAAAAAGCCCCTTTAAGGGCTGGTTCCGATTCCTGAGTAGTTTTTATTAGAGTCTTAGTTTCAAGAGCGTTAGCGGCATTGCTAAAAGGTGCAATTAACCCAACCATCGCTATCAAACCTAACCAAACCCCTGCTTTATTTTCTCTCATTGTATATTACCTCCTAGAGCAAAATAACTACCTTTCGGTAGCATAGATTAATTGTAGCACGAATTTGATATCAAAAGCAAGTTTAGATGATATTTTATTTAATTTCTTATAATCATACGCTAGGAAGTGGTATAATAATAAATACTATGGCTACTGGTGCAACTCCCTTATTCGATCTACCCTTTCCATTATTGTCTGACGTCGTTAACGTGCATGGCGATATCCAATCACTAGCAGAGCAGATTGAACTTATACTTCCTGGTTTAGGATTACCTTATGTTACATATGAGGTTAAAAATTCTAGCGGGGTAACAATTAATAAAGGTGATCCAGTATATGCAACAGGATATTCAACTAAAACTACCGTTGCAAAATCGGTAGCAACAAACCTTTCAACCTTTCCAGTAATTGGATTAGCACAAACAAATATTTCTAATGGTAGCGATGGCGTTATTATTGTTTCTGGTATTTTTGCAGGGACTGCAGATATTCCACTCGATACCTCCTCATATACGGCTGGAAACATACTGTATGTAGGAAGTAGTGGAGGACTAACAAATACACAGCCAGCAACTGGCTCAGGGGCTGTAGGGGTAGTCTTAAAGGCTAATGCATCACTTGGAGTTATAACAGTTGGTAGTGTTAAGGGCAATGGAACTTGGGGATCAATGAAAGCAGGTTTGGCATAATGGCAACATATAGAGGACAAGGCACAGATTCTTTTTCAATTGGATCAGCCCCACCAAATGTTCTTTGGACACTAGTTCGTGGAGACACAGCAGCATTTAGAGTTTATGTTACAGATGAAAATCGTCAACCATTAACTATCGATGACTGGACTATCTCAATGGATATTGTTAGACCGCCAAGCACATTAATTGTTTCACTTTCTCCAGAAGTAACTTTAGATGATGATGACGGAGAGTTTACAGTTTCGCTTTCTGCTGGAGAATCAGAAGATCTTGAAACAGGAGATATTTTTGATATTCAATTATCTGACAATACCCGCACATGGACAATCTGTAAGGGTACAGTAACAGTAATTGAAGATGTAACTTCTGCTGAGAGTTAATCATGCCAGTTGAAAAAATTACTACCCTTGAAATTACGAAGGTATCAGTAAAACCAACTGAATATACAAATGTAAACATAACAAGAATAGGTACTACTCTTGCAGAGGTTCAAGGAGTGTATCCGTTTAGAGTTAGGTTTAAAGATTTAGGATATCCTGGTTTTTCTACCAACACTACACCAGGCATTGGTATAGCAGTCATCGGTAGCACCTTTTATATTTTATGATATAATCACTTATATGGCTATCGTACCAATTAACACCCTAAAAACCAAGTTTGAGTCTGGAGACAGACCTACTGGACAAGACTTTACGGATTTAATTGATAGCACTTCATACCGTTCAGAAGCGTTGGGTGCAGACGGAAATAACTCATCAACCATAACTGGCATAGAAACAGCCACGGTATTTGACACAATTGACACAACTGTGTGGAGAACCATAAAGTATCTTATTCAGGTTTCACACCCATCCACAAGTGTATATAAAAGCACAGAGATTAACATAGTTTTTGACGGAACAAATCAAAATATAACAGAGTTTGGCACGGTATCGAATACAACAAACGCTATTGGAAATATCACTGCTAATTTAAATTCTGGTATAATCAGTATGACGGTATCACCAGTACTATCGCCTATGACCATTCGATATTATCGAACTGGTTTGAAGGCTTGACCCAAAGGAGCAATAAATGGCAACAGTAGACAAAGCCTTTAGAATTAAAAATGGCTTAGTGGTTGAAGGTGCTACGGCTACCGTCAATACACATGATGTAATTACAAAAGAAATCTTTGATGCAAAAGGTGACTTGTTAGTTGGTACAGGATCTAACACTGGTACCAGACTTGCACTAGGAACAAATGGATATGTTCTTACAGCAGATACAAACGAAACAAATGGCGTTAAGTGGGCAGCAGCCCCAGCAGTTGGATCATTTGAAACTTCAATTGTATTTGAAGGTGCAACAGCCGATTCATTTGAAACAACTCTTACAGTAACAGACCCAACGGAAGACCGCACAATAACATTCCCAGATGCAACTGGCACAGTAGCACTTACTTCAGACGTTACAACACATGCAAACCTTACAGAAGCACACGGTGCAACTGGTGCAGTAGTTGGAACAACAAATACACAAACACTTACAAACAAAACTTTAACATCACCAAAGATTAATGAAGATGTTGTTATGTCTGCAACTGCTACAGAACTCAACATTCTTGATGGAGCGACTCTTTCAACAACAGAACTTAACTATGTAGATGGCGTTACTTCAGCAATTCAAACTCAGTTAGATGCTAAGGCTACTTCTTCAGATCTTACAACTCACACAAGTGCAACAGAAGCACACGGTGCAACTGGTGCAGTAGTTGGAACAACAAATACACAGACCCTTACAAACAAGACACTTACATCACCAACATTAACAACTCCTGATCTTGGAACTCCATCAGCAGGAACTTTAACAAATGCAACTGGACTTCCAATAACAACTGGTGTATCTGGTCTTGGTGCAAATGTAGCAACATTCCTTGCGACACCATCTTCTGCAAATCTTATTTCAGCAGTAACTGATGAGACTGGCACTGGAGCACTTGTATTTGCTGATACCCCAACACTTGTAACACCAAACATTGGTGCTGCAACTGGAACATCTTTGGTTCTTTCAGGGGACCTAACAGTTAATGGAACAACAACCACAATTAACTCAACAGAAATTACAATTGATGATAAGAACCTTACACTTGGTTCAGTAGCATCTCCAACAGATGCAGGTGCTGACGGTGGTGGTCTTACACTTAAGGGTGATACAGACAAGACTCTCAACTGGGTAGATGCAACTGATGCATGGACTTCTTCTGAGCACTTTAATCTAGTAACAGGAAAAGAACTAAAGATTGCAGGAACTTCCGTGTTATCTGGTTCAACACTTGGTTCTGGAGTTACAGGTTCTTCACTTACATCTGTAGGAACAATCTCATCTGGTACATGGAACGGTTCAACAATTGCAATCGCAAATGGTGGAACTGGTTCAACATCAGCAGGAGATGCTCGCACAGCACTTGGTGTAGCAATTGGATCAGATGTTCAAGCATATAATTCAACATTAGCCGCAGTTGCTGGTGGTACATATACTGGTGATGATAGCATCACTACAGTAGGTACAATTACATCAGGTACATGGACTGGAACAACAATTGCAGTATCAAGTGGTGGTACAGGAATTACATCTTTCGGAGCAGGCATTGCTGACTTCCTTGGAACACCTTCTTCTGCAAACCTTGCAGCAGCAGTAACTGACGAAACAGGAACAGGCGCATTAGTATTTGCTAATACACCAACTCTTACTACTCCAAACATTGGAGCAGCAACAGGTTCAAGCCTTTCGCTAACAGGATCTATTACTCTTGCAGATGCTCTTATTGGAACTGCTACACAAGCACTTACAGATTCTAATGAAACAGTTGTAGACTCTTGGTCAGCAACTACATACCGATCAGCAAAGTATATTGTACAGATGGTAAATGGAGATGACATTGAAGTTCTAGAAGTTCTAGTAACTGTAAATGGCACAAACAATGTTTATATTACAGAATATGCTGATGTTCAAAGCAATACACAAATTGGTACAACTGATGCAGATTACTCAGGCGGAGATGTTCGCCTTAAGGTTACAGCATCAAATGG